ACTTATATTTTTAGAATATGTAGCATTTTCATTTAAAGCAATTACTGGTGTTGATGTTTTAAAGTCTTTTTTTCTCATAACGGTTTTTGCAACCAAATCAATGTCATTAGGTGTTACATTTATAGCAAACGGTATATTAATATTATTATTAAAATCTTTAACAACAGCATCAAAATCATCATCTACTTTAGATAATGGTTTACCATGTTTTCTATGTAAACGTTTAAACATTCCTGTTAATTCAGGTACTGAAATTGGTTTTATATTTCTTTTATCATTTAACCTGTCTAGAAAATGTTTTGTAAATTCAATGTCAATACCCAATTTAGCAAATAATTTATCAGCATAAACTTCAATAGCATCTAATTGAGATTTTGTAATTTCTTCTTTTAATGCCTCATTTGTTGGGGGTCTTAATATTTGAAATATTTCTGATTTTTCTTTTATTTTAGAAGGTATAAATTGAATAAATTCTTCTTCAGATTGATCAAGTGCTTTTCTAGCATTTGTTCCACTCATATTAGGGTTATAAGTTGGAATTACTTTAACTTCAATATTAGGATATTTTTCACTTAAGTTACCTGTTCTTGCATCTACATCATCTAAATCATCCTGTCTACCATCTCTATAACCAATTACAAAATAAATAGTATCTTGTGGATTATCTTTTGCTAATCTAAGGATATCTCCAATAGGAGATTTTACGGGTTCAATTTTAACTTTATTAGCTAAATAACCTTGATATATATCCCATACTAAAACTGCTTCTGTTTGATCTATCCCATCACGAACCTTACTACCTACATAAATAATAAATTCATCTATTTCTGGGAATTTTTCTAAAGCTGTATCTACTATTTCAAAGTGACCAGCTGTTGGGGGTTTAAAACCACCACCATATGCTGCTATTACTCTACTCATGAATTTAAGAATTTACCTATTCGCATTTGTGCCTCTTCTTTAGACATAGTGTATTCAATTACATCATATATAAAGTCATCACTTAACATAGCTTGAATTTCTTCTTTATCCTTAGCTTTTCTAGCATCAGATTTAGCTTGTTCTTTTGGAGTTTTAGGTTTTGTACCTTTAGGATTAAATGGAGTAAGATATTTATTTATAATTTTATCTATATCTTGCATTCTATCATCTAAAGTATTAGCTACAGCAACAAAATTATTACCAAATAATTCAGCATATTTAGGTAAATTATCTGTTACTCCTTTCCAAGTACGCATAACAATTGCAGGAGCTAAACTTCTATCTTTTCCACCTGATTTTTCATACCTGTCTTGATTTTGACTTAATGAACGTTCTAAGTCAGTGTAAACATAAAGCATAAATACTTTATATCCTGCTTCTTCTAATTCATTTTTTAATTTAACTGTTGAATTATATGAAGCTCCAGTTCCATCTAATATAAATGATTCTTTTCCTTCTATAGTAGCTTCTACATCTCCTTTAAATTGTTTATTAGCTGCAGCCATTTGTTTAGCTTGCTCACTTCTTTCTTCAGGAGTAGCATTCTTTAAATCTAATGTTACATTGGCTTTTTTTAATAAAGGGACATAAATATCATCTACGTTTAGTATTTTTATACCACCTAAATCTAAACCTCTTAAAATATAACCTTTACCAGCTCCAGGAGCTCCAGCTAATATTATTGCTTTTGGTTGATCAACTGCTTCTTTTAGAATATTAATTAAGCTTATCATAATGTAATTTTATTATAAATATTACAATTTCCTTTTAGCTGTAGTTTTAAATTCAGTAAATACAGGTTTATGTTTAGGAAATTCTAAATCAAATAATCTTTTTACGGTGTTAAATATATCAATATTTTCTTCTTGTGTGCGTTTTGATTCATACATTTCCCATCCTTTACCTTGAATAGCACCTTCTTTAGGTCCTCTTTTAGATGATTTTAACCATAAAACCCCATAACGATCTGCTTTTTTACCAAAACATTCTTCATAACATTTACCATAAATAGATGTTTGTAAATCATAAGTAGTTTGTAAATGATTAGATGTTTTAAAATCTATAATCCACAACTCACCATCAATTTCACACACCATATCACAAGTACCTGCTACTCTAATTTCATCTGAAAATAAATGCACTTCAGTTTCAATTAATGTTGGGTTATAAGTCTCCCAAAAATCAACAAAACGTAAAAACATTTGCCATACTAAGGGATTATACATTGGGATTCCATTTTGTAAAAAATTTAATTCTTTACCATTAAGATAATCCTCACACATTTCATGTACTTGAGTTCCTTCTTCACTTGCTTTTTTAACAATCCAATCTGCAGAGTATCCTACCTTTTTTAACCAGTCCTGAAAGTGTTTTCCTTTTGGATAACAACTTAAAACATAAGTTATTGATGGGTAATATTCACCATTCCTTTGATAATACCTAGAGTCAGGTAAAGTAATTTGTTTAGCATCTTCACTAATTTCTAAAATCCTATTGTAGGATTTTTTGATTGTTTTCTTGCTCATATAAGTTGTAATTTCTTTTCCATTAGATCATATTGTGTTAATGGAATGGTATTTTGGATTAATTGAGTAAAATCGGTAAATCCCATTTCACTAGGGTCTTTCCCCTGAAGTTCTACCATGTAAACTTCCTTACCTTCATTTATAAATTCTTCTGCATATTTTGTTGCTTTTTTAATTGCATCAGAATCTAGTGCTATATATATTTTTTTAACTGTTGATGTTACTATTTTTTTCATTAAAGAACCCTGTATGTTACTACCTAATAAAGGTATAGCATTTCTTTTAATAGCTATAGCATCAAATGGACCTTCACATAAAATTAAAGGTAAATCCCAATTAATAAATAACTCAAAAGGAATAATATTACGTGATGATTCAGGATTTTTATATTTCCTATATGGATCTTTTTCAAATGATCTACCTGTAAAGTAGTTTAATTTACCATTATTATCATAAGAGGGAATAATAATCATATTACTATAATTTCCATATTCACAATATCCTAAATTATATTTTAACACATCATCTATAGTAATTCCTCTATTTTTTAAATAATTCCATGCTTTTTTACCTGTTAAATCTGTAGAATTATCACTAATAGGTTTAAATTCATTATGTATTTTTATTTCTATTTTATTTTCTACTGTTTGGTATTCTTTTTCTTCAGCTACTAATTTATACAATTCAGCAAATTTATCAGATGATGCTTTTAACTGTTTAAATAATGTAGATATTCTTGTACCTTTTTTACCACAAACCCAACAATGCCATGGATTATATCCTTTTTTATTTTCAGAAAAATTAACTTCTAATTTTGGTTTAGAATGATGGCAAAAAGGACAACAATAAGCTTGATTGCCTCTTGCAGTTCTTTTTCCAGTACCAAGTACAGAATTAACCAAATTAACTAATAGTTCATTTATCATAACGGTAATATACGAAAAACATTTTGCTAATCAAAGTCTTTCCTAAAAAACTTACCTAAAATGTTATCATTAATGTGAGAACTATACTTATTTTCTAATATTCCCTTTTCAAATAAATATTTAGTTTCATAATATGTAAGTAGTTTTTTAGTAGGAACATATTGTAATATACGTTTTTCCCAATTTTTACCAGAATTATCTTTTTTAGATAATGTAAGTATTTCTTTTTGGGATCCAAAATAATCTTTCCAATCCGATTCAGTAATTACTTTTTGTTTTGTAGGAGTACGTCCTCTAAGACCTTGTTTGGATCTTTCTTCTTGTAGAATTTTTAATGCTTTTTTTCCTAATCTTTTATTTCGTTCAAAATAAAGCACTTTTTTACCAATGTATCTTACGTCTGTTGGTTTATATATTACTTCATATATAAATCCGTAAGTACCTTCTGGCATATCCTTTATTGATGTTATAACCCTTCCTTGGTGTGTCCAAGTAGCGGTTGTAGGCATGTTTACCATGTATCAAAATTAACTACGAATGTTGTATCCACATATAATGAAATAGGTATTGGTTGTGATAACTTACCTACTGCTACTAATTGATAGCTTTCATTATAAAGTCCTATGGTAGTTACATAGGGGCTAAAATATGATCCTGTTGCAAAATCATAATATGTTTCATTTGTATTTTCTGTTCCTAAATTTGTAACATCTGCTAATGTTAGCTCTAATACTATAGCTCCCACACCCCCTGTAGGTGATAAGAAAATAGCATATCGTTCATTTGGGGCATATCCTTTACCTACATTTACTACATCTATATTAGAAATTGTTCCATCTGATGCTATTGTTACATTTGCTGTACCACCACTTCCTGGGGAAATACCTGATTCTAATGGGAGTTCATATACCCCAACTGAACCACCATCATTATAATTTGAATCAATAATTGAACCCGATAATTGGTTAGGTGTTCTATTTAATTCCCCTAAAGGTCTTAATGCTGAAGGGTTAGTAGTATATGAATATTCATTATCTCTTACAACACATTTATATTGGTTTTCTCTAATTTGTATTGAAGATGAGAATTGTATGGATGATGAATATGTATTATTATTAAAACCAGCATTACCACTAAGTCCCATTCTTTTTGGAAAGTCTTGCAAAGAACCACTATCGGGTCCTGTAAATACTGCTATACCTTGTGAGTAAAATATATCACCTACTTTTTCTTGTAATGTTGGGTCGGATACTCCTAGTCTAGCTTCTCCATTATTATAAGTAACCATTAGATTACCTTCACCATCATCTGTAACTAAACTTCTTGTTTGATTTGCTGATGATGTATACTCAAATTGAAAGCAAGTAGGAGGAATTTGTTCACCAAATAACTTTGAAGGAATTGAAATAACTGCTGGTCCTATAGTATTAATTTGAGAATCAAATTGTGAAAAATATCTAGATTGTGTTAATGATGTTTGTAAGTAATTTTCATATCTTGGACCTGTTATAATCCCAACTTGTTGATCATAGGCCTCAGAAGCACCAGGAAATAGACTTGATGTTGAAACTTCATCTCCTGTTGAAGATGTTAAATAATTACTATAATATAATTGTTTTATACTATTAAATACTAATACACCATCTGTTATACTAGTAAATCCTGTTGGGTAAGAACCTGATTTGTAAGGACCTTGTACTGTTTGGTAGTATTCTATCCCAACATCAGATGCTGTTACTTCATAGCCACTATATGCAAATCTTTTATTGGCATTAAATGGAGCTACAACTACTTGATTTGTATTAAATTGTTTAAATACAGCCATTCCATTTTAAAAATCTAATTTAACTCTTACAAGAAGTTCTTTTGTAAAGTCTTTTTCTAATGGTCTTGATAATTTAGCTACAGCTAATAATTCTTGTGCATCATTATATAATCCAACTGTTGTAATATATGTTGTTGGGTTATCAATAAATGAATCAAATACTATAGCACCAGTTGATGATGATATAAATGATGGGTTTGATGAATAATTATATTCACTGTTTCTTGCTCTACAAAAATAAAAATCAGATGATAAATCTTCTTTAGAATTAAGAGTAAATCCTTTAGTACTACCACTTGCATTTCCAGATCTTCTAAAAGCATCAATTACTCTAAATGGATTATTACCTAATGTATCAAATGAACGACTTGTTGCTAATTCTAAACCACCATCAGCTTTTAAACCATCTAAAGCTTCTCCATTTAATAATAATAAATCTACATCTGGTAATAACCAACCATAAGATCCTGAATTTTCAGTCCATCCACTAGTATTAACTGTTTGGTTAACTACACCTGCTGAACCTGATACTATGTTATATACTCTACCAGCATCTGTAAATGTTACGGTTGTTGAAGCTTTACTATCATCTGTTAAAGTTAATTCGTTAGAAACTTGTGTACCTGATATATTCATTGTCCACGTACCAGGTAATATTGATTGTTTATATCTTGCTCTTTCTATAGGTAAAGCATAAAAATATGATGATGATTGGTTACCAAATATAAATGAAGCATTTTCATCACCTAATACTAAATTTCTATATTGACCATAATTAGTTCTTGTAGGAGTTGATCCTGTTACTAAGTTATTTAAAAATTCACTTCCACTCCCAACTGAATCACAATAAGCTACATCAAACTGAACTTCAGCACTTACTTCTGTAGATGCTGTTTGATAAACTGTTATATAATATTGAGATGCATTACTAGATGCTTGAACTGAGCTCGAGTAAAAAGATTTTAAAGTTGGATTATTACCACTCCACATTGCTGCTGTTACCGCATCTGTAGTAAGTACTTTATCATCTGATGTTAAAGTAATATATGCTCCTTTTACTGTTTGTGTTGATGTATCTGCCATAATTTATTATTTATTAAGATGTAAAAGTTGTTCTTGTTACTAATACTGGGATTTGAACTCTTGCTCCACTATCTAATCCAACAACAATTAAAGTAGCATATAATGTAGTACCAGTACCAAATATTACATTATTCCCTGTTGGGGTTAATGTACAAGAAGTACCTATTACTGTTAATGAAGTAGAAGTACCATTTGTTATCGTTTGGTTATTATTCTGAACAGCTAAGTTATCTGCTGCTTTAGTAGCAATTCCTGTACCCACAAATCCATTATTTGTTACAATCCTTGCATCTGAAAGAGTAAATGAATACCCTGATGGTTCTGTTTGTGTTCCACTTAAATAATTTAAAGTATTTGGGGAAATAGTAATTGGTGATAATTGTGCTTCTTTAATTGATGGGGGAACACCTGCTATGATAGGCATTACTTGAGTTCCTCTATTTAAAGTTACCAATTTATACTTCATCATTTGATTTTCATCGGGAAAAGCTTCTAGTAAAGGCATATTTTCAATTGCCTCTCCATAGTAAGCTGATCCTGATGGGTGATTTGGATTGTATAATGTATAATCTACTTCATCATCTGACAATGCAAATTGTGTAATATTAAAAGAGCCATCACCTGCCGCTAATAATTCTCTTCCTTTTTTAGTCAAAATAGCATCTACGGTTATGACTTGATTATTTAAATATCCCATGTTATAATATTTTTATTTATAAATATACGTTTTTTTTATTTTTACTCCAAGTTACGATTGATTTTCTTGTTTACCTGTGAAAGCTCTTTTTGCTCTTAAATTATTAATAATATTTAATGCATTATCTTTTTGAATTGTAGTCAAGTCATCTGGGATTAAGAATCCAGGCCCAGATGGTGTAACTGATCCTTCTGATCCAGAAGGGGGGCTTATATTATAAGCCATAACCGAAGTTTCATCTTCTAATTGTCTTCGAATTGTAAATCTAGTGATATGGAAATCAGGAAGTCCTTCAAGAACCTCCATTGGGTTTCTATCTGTTTTAAGAAATGATGGGTATCTTACAGCATATGTTCCTGCACTATGACATCCAATTGTTGGTGGTACTGTACAGGCATTTAGAGCACAAATCTCCCAATTGTTATCAGATCCTGTATCTGATACTAGATTGCTAGTACCT